TTATGCAAATTCGATGCTTTTTTGAGGACTTTTTGTCAGGGTGTAATGTGGATAATTCCGTTGTGTCATTGTGATAGTTCCGTTAGATGATCGTGTGGAAATAAAAAAGGGAGGGGGGGGGTAAGTGGGATATTTTTTATAAGTTTTTTGTGTTTTTTTCATTTTTTATTTCAATTTTTTATCAACGTAATATAAACAACATGCGATTGGAATTGTGGTTATTTGTAATAACGGCCGCTATTGTTTTTCATATACACACCGATGGCAAATTCGTTAAAGATATCATGAAACATACCAAATACTTTAAAATGGGTGGAGTGGTGTTGGCTGCATTTGTCATATACATTCTGTTAAAGAAAAACCCTGCAAACGCGCGAAATATCATAACCACTTCAAACGAATACTTGAAATATCTACCCATTGATAGAAATGCAACCTCTATGTTGTCACCCATATTGGATTTTACATCGAAGCATGGATTTTCGGATAGCGATGGACGACACCCGATGGTGCAAGTCCCAAATGCCCAGACACGTGCAGAAGAAACATTAAAGCACTCTGGGAAAAAGGCGACAAAACGCTCTGTAAGCGAGACAAAGAAAAAATTCGTTGCTTCAAGACAAAACTGGAAATGCTCGGGATGCAATGAACAGTTAAACGCTTGGTTCGAGGTAGATCATAAAATACGTCTAGAGTACGGAGGAAGCAATCATATAGATAATTTAGTAGCACTATGTCGAGAGTGTCATGGACGAAAAACAACCATAGAAAATTTGTAAGTAAGTTATCAATAACCAAAATATACGTGTATATTATACTTATATTTATAATCGAATGGCATCCCTAGGAAAAAATATTACTATAAAGGTGAAAAAACAAAAACCAACTTGTTCGGGCGATGAATGCATCTATCCAACCCATTCGAACGAATTCAAACGAAACCGCGAGAGGATCGAATTTAAGGACTTGGGTGATAGTCAAGAAACCGACTTTTTATATCCCACATTAGATGATCCTTCGTTTTCTTCAAAAATCGCGAGCCACGCGGAATTTGCAGATACAAAATACAGCGGAGAAATCTACGACATCCAAGAACATGCCGACGAAATGTGTAATGCACCCTTCGAATTGTTACCTCAACAACTCTTTGTTCGAAACTTTTTATCATTTCAAACGCCCTACAATAGTTTATTGTTATATTATGGTTTAGGTAGCGGTAAAACATGCAGTTCAATCGGCATTGCAGAGGAAATGCGCGGATATATGAAACAGGTTGGAATTAAACAACGTATTATTGTGGTTGCTGCACCCAATGTGCAGGCAAATTTCCGCCTACAACTTTTTAATGAACGGCATTTGCGTGAAGTAGATGGTATTTGGAATATCGAGTCTTGCATAGGTAATTCTCTAGTGAGAGAAGTGAACCCGACGAACTTGAAAGGAATCTCGAAAGATAAGGTGATTAGTCAAATCAGAACGATTATAAATCAATCCTATGTCTTTATGGGTTATGTAGAGTTCGCGAATTATATTCAAAAAAAAACGAGGGTGACTTCGGAAGACATTTCGGCAAAAGATAGACGCAGATTGGAAATAATGAACATAAAGCGAACTTTTAATAATCGTCTCATCATTGTTGACGAAGCCCATAATATACGTTTAACAAGTGATTCCGCGGAAGGGAAAACCGGACATTTACTCATGAAAGTGGCCAAACATAGTAACAATATGCGGTTGGTTTTGTTAACAGCAACGCCCATGTATAATGCGCACACAGAAATTATATGGTTGATGAATCTTATGAACGCAAATGATAAACGCGGATTGGTCAAAAAAGAGGAGGTTTTTGAACCCGATGGCAGTTTCAAAGAAGAGGTCAAGGATGGCAATACGGTCATTAAAGAAGGTGGGCGCGATTTATTGACGCGCAAAATGACGGGATATGTGTCTTATATTCGAGGTGAAAATCCATATACATATCCCTATCGCATTTATCCCGACATATTTTCGCCTGAACATACATTTACAGATGCGGTGGGTGTTGCAGATAATATCGTAAAGGCAGGAAAGGCTCTGATGGGAAATGCAGTTAAACAAGTTCCAATGCCGACAATCCAATTAAATGGAAAACCAATTGAACATCCATTACAACATACGCCCCTTTATTTAACAACCATGAGCAAGTTCCAGGAACAGGCGTATATGCATGCGATTGAAAGAATGCGACAAGATTCCGGGGATAAGTTCGAGGATCTGGATGGGTTTGGGTTCCGCCCATTACAAACTCCCATCGAAGCATTGAATATAGTGTATCCCAATATGTCTAATACACCAAACATTCAGGTTGGTAAACAGGGATTGCAGTCGGTAATTTCTTTTACGGATGAATCCAATGCTCAAACACCGCGCAAATATGATTATTATTATAAAGAGGGCGTTATTAAAAAATATGGCCGCATATTTAGTCCCGATGTCTTACCAAATTATAGTGCCAAACTATCGGGTATTTGTGATATAATTCGAAAATCGAAAGGGATCGTGATGATATATTCACAATACATCGATGGAGGTGCAATTCCTTTGGCTCTGGCATTGGAAGAGATGGGGTTTTCACGCACTGGGACATCAAACACATCTACCTCTCTGTTTAAAACACCTCCGACTGAACTGCTCGATGTATCCACCATGTTGCCAAAAAGCGAGGTAAAAGGTGCAGTGTTTTCTCAGGCAAAATATGTGATGATTACGGGTGATAAATCATATTCTTCGAATAATTCAGAAGACATTAAATACATAACCCATCCAGACAATAAAGAAGGAAAAAATGTAAAAGTGGTTATTATATCCAAGGCTGGATCGGAAGGATTGGATTTCAAAAATATCCGCCAAGTGCATGTATTAGAACCTTGGTACAATTTCAGTAGAATAGAACAGATTATTGGTCGCGGAGTCCGCAATTTAAGTCATTGCTTACTTCCATTTGCCGAACGAAACGTGGAGATCTATTTGCATGGATCTGTGTTACAAAACAAGGCCGAAGTAGAAACTGCAGATGTATATGTATATCGGCTTGCAAAATACAAAGCAAAACAAATGGGACAAGTTACGCGTGTATTGAAGGAAATATCCGTGGATTGTCAATTAAATCTTGGACAGACAAATTATACGGTCGATAAACTGTTAGAAAAGGAAGGCAATCGCAATATACGATTGAACCTCTCTACAGATGAGAAACAGATCCATTTTAAAATAGGAGACCGACCTCATACCGATATTTGCGATTATATGGATACGTGTGAGTATACCTGCACGTCAAAACATCCCCCATTTGCAGATGACAAATTACATACTGAGTTATTTTCAGAACCGTTTGTTCAATCGAATAATGGACGTCTTATGCAGAAAATACGTGATTTGTTTCGTGATGAAAAGAAAGGTGAACATTTCTATGATCTGAAGTCGATTATTAACTACATAAATATGACTAAACAGTATCCTATTAATCAGATATATGCCGCATTATCTGCATTTGTGAATAACAAAAACGAATATTTGATTGACCGGTATGGTCGACGCGGAACTATGGTGAACAAAGACGACCTATATGCGTTCCAACCCATTGAAATTTCAGATGAAAACATTTCATTGTTTGAACGGAAAGTTCCCATTGACTACAAAAGAGAAAGTGTGGGCATGGAAATACCTGACAAATTCGTTTATGACACAGTTCAAGAAAGCGATGTACAAGAAAAGACATATTCCTCTATTTTTGCCGAAATTGAGCAAAATTTAGAATATGCAACCTCGGAAACCGTTCTTCGACCCGGAGATCATGATTGGTATAAACATACGAGCATGGTTTTAAATCACATACAGGTGATACATGAAATCGATTTTGATGATATTGTCAAATACGTGGTTGAACACAACATCGACATGTTGTTGGTTCAAGATAAACTCATTATTATATCCCATTTATACTCAGTGATGCATAAGAATCAAGAATTATCGAATGTCGAACAGATCATGAAGGCATACTTTGATGAGAAAATGGTCACAATACGCGGTCATGTTGCGTTTATGCTATATAACAACAAGAATTGGTCTCTATACGTCCAAGATCAAGACAACTGGATTGAATCTGAACCCGAGGATGTCCGACTTTTCGAAGAAAACCCCGAATTGACAAAAAGGTTTGAAGTACATCCCGAATCCTATTCACAGATTGTGGGTTTTATTAATATGTTTCACAATGGGAAAGAAATGGTATTCAGGATTAAGGATACGAGTTCAAAAATGCAAAACAATACAGGGACACGTATCGATGGACGTTCACCGGCAAAAAGTGAGATTATTAAACGGTTAAACACTATTGTAGGTGCGAAAGAACCCATATATAGTTTGCAAAAATCGAAGGAAATTATGCAACAAGGTATGTGTGTAATTGTCGAGATTTTATTACGACATCGAACATCTACTTCCCATCTTGGTCAAACGTGGTATTTTAATCCCGAAATTGCGGCATACAACAATATTTCAAAATACCGACGCAGTTAACGCATTTTCCAATTTATTTTGTGTTTTAAATAATAATTACTTATTGTATCGTAACGTAACGTAATGCAACCGATTTCATTGTGTGAATATTCTCCATGTGAGGAAGTCTCTAATATTGTCAATGCAATCGTCAAATCAGGCATTGATATTGACGTACTTATTGGACGTGCACCCATGGAAGGAAATTTGGGAAGCATGGATACACAGAACCAAAATAGTT